ATGTCCCGCCGCCAGATCGCTCAAGAGTTAGAATGTAACTTTAACATGTCTGGTGAAACAGTATTTCATCAAGAAGATTTAGAGATTATAGAACAGAACTTAACGGAGCCGAAGTATAAAACGGGTTTCGACCGTAATTTTTGGATATGGGAAGAATACCAACCTGGGTGTACGTATTTGTTATCGGCTGATGTGGCGCGCGGAGACGGAAAAGACTTCTCGGCTTTTCATATCTTTAAGATAGAAACTATGGAGATCATTGCAGAATACCAAGGCAAGGTCACACCTGATGTTTTTGCCAACCTAATAGAAAACGCAGGTATCGAATACGGTAAGGCTATGTTGGCTATTGAAAATAATTCTGTCGGGTGGACAGTAATAGACAAATTAGTCGAATCTGGGTACCCAAATCTGTACTATTCTTATAAATCCTCTCATGAATATGCAGATCCTCTGACCGCACAAAATTCTAACAGTACGGTAGCGGGTTTCACCATGTCTTCAAAGACGAGACCATTGGTTATCTCTAAAATGGAGGAATTCATTAGAAATAAACTAATTAAAATATATTCTAAAAGAATATATAATGAAATGAAAACATTCGTTTGGCAAGCCGGCCGGCCGCAGGCGATGAGAAAATACAATGATGACTTGATTACTTCATGCGCTATTGGCTGCTGGGTTAAAGACATTGCTTTTACGGTTAATCAGCGAGATATGGAATACAAAAAGGCGTTTTTGAACTCGATGATTCGAACAAATTCGACAATAAACACAACAATCCCGGGCATGCACGGGTACAAATCAATAGAAGACAGCGACGAAAAAGCTAAAGTAGAAGAATTCCTTTGGCTTCTAAAAGGTTAAAAAATGTCACCTAAAAACTTCAAAAGTAAAGACCAAAATCCCCGGAACCCGGCGAGTACACTATTCAGAAAGCTGACTAGGTTGTTCTCTGGTCCGATGATCGATTACAAGAGTCAGCTACCACGCCGACTTAAGCAATCGACCGCAGCAAACTATGGTTCCCGAATAAAGTCTGCCAGTGGTCAACAGTTTAAGAAGAGTCAATACAACCCTTACGAGAGTCTGCAAGCCAGCTACATGGCGAATCAGAATAGAGCAGACCGATACGTCGACTTCGATCAGATGGAGTATACACCTGAAATTGCATCTGCACTGGATATATACGCCGATGAAATGACGACATCTACCGCAATCAATCCTCTACTATCAATTAAGTGCCCGAATGAAGAAATTAAGACAGTTTTAGGTAACTTATACCATAATATACTTAATATCGAATACAACTTGTTCGGTTGGTGCCGCTCAATGTGTAAATATGGCGATTTCTTTCTGTATCTAGACATTGACGACGATCAGGGAGTTACTCACGCACTGGGTCTTCCCCCGCAAGAGATCGAAAGACTGGAGGGAGAAGACACCACAAACCCAAATTATGTTCAGTATCAATGGAATACTGGTGGTATTACTTTCGAAAACTGGCAAATGGCTCACTTCAGAGTACTAGGTAACGATAAGTACAGCCCTTATGGAACTTCAATCTTGGAGCCTGCTCGCCGTATTTGGCGGCAGCTAACCCTAATTGAAGATGCGATGATGGCATATCGTATTGTACGTTCGCCCGAGCGAAGAGTCTTCTATATCGACGTCGGGAACATTGCAGCCCCGGATGTAGAACAATACATGCAAAAAGTAATGACACAGATGAAGAGAAATCAGGTCATCGATCAAGATACCGGCCGAGTTGATCTACGTTATAACCCAATGAGTGTGGAGGAAGATTACTTCATCCCCACGAGAGGCGGCACTTCTTCTAAAGTAGAGAGTCTCCCAGGAGGTACGTACACGGGCGATATTGATGATGTGAAATATCTGAGAGACAAGCTATTTTCTGCCCTCAAGGTTCCAGCATCTTACCTAAGTCAAGGTGAGGAAGGTGCCAGTGAGGACAAAACCACGCTAGCACAGAAAGATGTGCGATTTGCGAGAACTATTCAGAGGCTCCAGAGATCAATATTGTCTGAGATACAAAAAATTGGTGTTGTGCATCTCTTTACTCTGGGTTACCGAGGCACCGATTTACTATCTTTTACTCTGCATCTCAATAATCCTTCAAAATTAGCCGAGCTACAAGAGTTAGAACACTGGAGAACAAAATTTGATGTCGCAGCCGCGGCAACAGAAGGGTTCTTTAGTCGACGTTGGGTTGCTGAGAATATGTTTAACCTGCCAGAAGAAGAGATCGTGCGAATTAAGAGAGAAATGTTCCACGATAAGAAATTTGATGCCCTCTTGGAGAAGGCTTCAGAGGAAATCACTGCAGCTGGAGGAGAAGAAGAAGGTGGCTTAGACATAGGTGGCGGTATGGACGCCGGCGGGTTGGATCTCGACACTCCGGCCGTCGGAGACGAGGAAATACCAGGAGCAGAGCCCGAAGCAGACGCTCCTGAAGACGACGGTGGTGTTCTCCTGGCCGAACCGCCTGGGAACCGCGACTCGGAAGAGTATACAACCCCGGGCTCGAAGGGGAAAGCTTACAAAAAAGTCAAAGACGACAAGAGAAAACACATGGCTCCTCGCAATAAAAACATGAAATCTCTATCTGGGATTGAGCAGGGCGGAACAAGAAAAGCTTTCAAGGGGCACAACGAATTAATGTCTTTTGCCAAGGGAATTCAAGAACAAAATTATGCTTCTGAAGAGGAAAAGAAGCTTCATGAAGTAAATTATGAAATTAAAAAACTAATTAAAGAGATGGAGACAAAAAAACATGAAGTTCCGGCACAATAAAAAAAGAAATACTGCTTTCTTATATGAGAGTCTAGTTCGTGAGTTAACTAAGACAATTATTAACGAAGATCTAGGTCGAAAAGCTGAAGTTATGTCTCTTATACGAGAGTTCTTCAAGAAAGGCACTCTTTTGGCAAAAGAACTGGAATTATATAAAACTCTGTGCGAAGCAAAACAGTTAAAAACAAGAATCGCGGAAAAGCTCATAAAAGAGGCAAAGTCCCAATACAGCCAACTTGACAAAAAAGAAATATTTGAGCAGCAGTCTAGCCTGATTAAGAAAGTAAATAAGTCTCTCTCAATGTCAGTCTATGATAACTACGTACCTCAGTATACTAGTCTGGCGTCTATCTATCAGTTATTCAACCAAGACATGTCTCCTAAGAAGAAAGTGTTACTAGAAGAGAAAATACTATCAAAAATGGTTGACAAAAAAGTACTTGAAGAACAAGTCATAACAAAACCATATGATAAAATAGTAATGAAGACTTTCGTAAAGAATTTTAATTCTGAATATAAAGAAAACTTATTGAGTGAGCAAAAAAGCTTACTCAACAAGTATATTATGTCATTTAATAATAATGGCTTGGAATTAAAAATATATTTAAATGAAGAGATTTCAAGAATTAAAAAAACTATAAAAGAATATATTGATAATAACAATGAAACAGAAGAGATAAGAAATAAAACTAATAATCTATTAATAGTTATAGAAAGTTTTAAAAACAAAGAAGTCGGCAGCGAGCTAGTTACTAAAGTATTAAAATTACAAAACCTCATAAAAGAGATTACGAATTAATGGCTATCCGAATAAAAGTTGGAGAAGAAGCACCTGCGCCGGCCCCGGAAGGGCTCACTGTGCGCGTTGGAGAGCAACAAGCCCCCGAACCAACCTTGCAAATCTCCCTCCAGGCCCGCAAAACCTTAGATGGCCACATCATGATTTTTGATCACAAGGACATCGATATAGTGATGATGCCTAAAGAGAACAAGATTGTTGCCTTCCCGAAAGAATCGATGGGCTCTCATGTGTATGAGGTACAAGACAGGTTATTCAGGTTCCTTTTTAAAAAGGGAGTTATTGTTTTAGATTCGGTCCAAGGTGGAAACGTATTCTCGTCCATGGAGGCGCGCCTCGCAGAGAGTAAAGAATATAACGCAGTACAAATGACTCTTTTAACCATTGGTAAATTTATCGAAGACGAGAAGCCACTGTACGAATTCGAGAAAGCTTTCGAAGAAGAGGAAGAGAAGCGGCTTCTTGAGCCTGGTCCGGAAGAATCGACAGAGTTCGACCCAGAGAAATACCATGATGCTGAGAAGGGTGCGATGAGAGATCAAAAAGCATTCGGTATAGCGAATATCTACAGAATGTAGTGGGATAATGTTAGATCTAATTTATTTTGTTCTTTGCGCCTACGGACTGACACAGATCTTAGTTTATGGTGAAATATTTGAATCTGTTCGGCCAACTAAGGGCTTTCTAGGAAAATTATTTAGATGTTGTATGTGCACCGGCTTCTGGGTCGGTGTTTTTCTTTTTGGAATTAATAACTTAACAGAACTATTTAGTTTTGATTATAATTTAGCAAACGCCCTTCTTTTAGGGTGTTTAGGTTCCGGAACTTCATACGCTATTAATATGTTATTCGGGGATCACGGACTTAAAATAGAAAGAACGAGCAATGAAAAAACAAAACCGACCAAAAGTAAGACGCTGCTGCAAGGGTAGCTAGACCGCGCAGGTAACGCCTGCAAAACATTAATATGCAAAAGAAACTTTTACAAGAGTACTTTCAACTATGCCCAGACGGTATATGCGATATAAACGTATTGACCGAAGATGAGAAGAGACGCGCCGACAGCGGTGCCGTTTATCTCGTCGGCGTGATCCAGAAAGCCGGGACTAAAAATGGTAACGGAAGGATTTATCGGAGAGAAACTCTTCAGAGGGAAGTTGAGAATTATCAGAAAGCTGTCCAGGAACGCCGCGCCCTAGGCGAGTTAGATCACCCGGATGATTCGGTAATTAATCTCAAGAACGCTTCTCATCTAGTTTCCAAAGCTTGGTGGGATGGTGACAATGTTATGGGCAAGATCGAGGTACTAGATACTCCGTCTGGCAAAGTACTTAAGGCTCTTTTGAATTCTGGCGTAAAACTAGGGATCTCTTCCCGCGGCCTAGGCTCCGTCAGTGAGTCTAACGGGATTACCATGGTCGAGGATGATTTTCAGCTTATTTGTTTTGATATTGTATCAGAACCCTCCACTCCGGGCGCGTATTTGAACCCAGAGGGTCAGAACCGCGGCCGAGTTTCATTATCCCTTTCGGAAAACCAAAAGAATTTAACAAAAGAACAAAAAGTCAATAATATACTTGACGACATTTTGGGGAATTAATTATGAAAATCAATAAAGAAGAAATAACACAAATTGTCAAAGAAGAGCTTAGCAAAGTCACCGAGATCGACCTCTTCGGAAAGAAGAAAGCCGGCGACGAAGGCTATAATCGTGCGATGAAAATACGACACGATGAATTGGCAGATTTGCACAATCGCCTCAAGGGAGCCCTAGGTGATCCTAATAGACTACAACAAACCGCTAGTGAAATAGTAAAAGAACTGGGGCTCAAGTTCAGAAATATGGACCGATAATGAAGAAAAATGAGTTAAAAAAAATACTTAAGCCGGTTATTAAAGAGTGTATCAAAGAATGCATTTTTGAGGACGGCGTTTTATCTGGTATTATTTCGGAGGTTTTCAAGGGCTTAGAAAGCAAAAGGATTGTTTCAGAGGGTCTGACAATCAAGACTAAACCGAAAGAAGAAAAAGCGAAAGACGAAAAGAACAAGTTAGAAGAAGAATACGAAAAGCAGAGACAGGAAAGAATAAAGAGACTGAACGAGTCTGTCTCCGCTAATGGAGTCAATGTATTCGAGGGTGTCACACCAACTTTATCAGAACCTGATCCTGTAAACCCTCTTTCAACTAATGCCCCGAGTGATTCCGGAGTGGATATTGATGGGATTTTGGGACTTGCTAACGGCAAGTGGAAACAATTAATTTAGTAAGGGAGGGCACCACATGCCTCGTGCAATAAATGTAGAAGTGACCCTCGATGAGGTCAAGGGTAACCAAGCCCGACTAATTAAGAAATTTATTAAAAAGTGTAAAAAAGAAAAAATTGTAGAAGAGTTTAGAGAAAACGCGTATTTTGAAAAACCTTCCACTAAA